GTCTACTTTAACCGAAGATCCTGATTGGTCTAATGACAACTTAAGCATTTATGCCTCTCACTCCATATTCGCTGCGGCTTTTTCAGGTGCGAGTGATGAGAGAATTAAAGAAAACATAACAGAAATTGATGATAGTTATTCACTTCAAAAAGTGCGAGATATAAGTTGTGTTTGGTATAATTACAAAGATAAAGTGAGCAGAGGAGATGTGAGAGTTGCCGGATTCATAGCACAACAAGTGAAAGAACACCTGCCTGAAGCAGTTTCGGTGACACAAGATTTTCTTCCAAACGAAATGAGAAATTTAGAAGATATTTCTTGGAATGGGACCGATATGAGTTGTGACTTAGGCGATGTCAGCGGAGTCAAGTATAGATTTTATGTCAGCAACGATTTGAGTGGAAATGAAGAGGAAATGAAAGAAATCGTAGGAAATAGAGACAACTCTTTTACCTTCGATGTTTCATATAATAATATATTTTGTTATGGTAAAGAAATCGACAATTTTCATATTTTAGATAAACAAAAGCTGTTTGCTTTGAATTTTTCGGCTACACAAGAATTAGATAGAAAAGTTATTACCCTAGAAGAAGAAAACAAAACATTAAAAGAACGCTTGGAAGCTTTAGAAAAAAGACTATCCGATGCCGGGATATAAAATTAAATATCTCTCCTCATTTTTATTTCTTTATTTTGTTTATTTTTTCAAAGAAAAATAAATAAAAATAAATATATATATTAATTAAGATGGCTTTTACTAGATTTAATTATGATAAAGCAAGAGTTCAAAAAAATTTACAGCAAGCTACTGGACCCGGAAGATATATATTGAATGTTCCTGGTAACGCTGGAGATAAACCCGAAGTATTTAATGACCCACAGCTTAGAATGCAAAAATGGGGCGGTAATCTCATGGGCGTATACAATGGTCACCCTATTGACATTGATAGCGATCTCAAAAATGTAGGAAGAAGATTAAGTAAATACTGTAAAGAAAAGAAATACCCCAATGATAAAGTATCAACATATAAGAATACATATAATTCTAACAATACATCTTTAACAGACCAATCAAGAACAACGCATCCAGCATGGCTTTACAGAGATTTAGAACAAAATCATATGTACCCTTTGCTTTTAGACCCACAGGAACATGTATGTAAAACTTTCCATAATAATCTTAACACAAGACTTATTGAAAGGGACGCATATAAACCAACATACCCATGTTTTCCCCTTCTCAATGAAAATTAATTAATTTAAGAATAATTTAATATAATTCTTAAATTAAAAAATAAAAGATATATATATTAATATAATGAGTTTAGCAATTCCTTTAGCTGCTGTTGGAATACTTTATATTTTATCTACTCAAAAAAAGAAAAATGAGGGAAAAGATAATTTAAAAGAAGCATTTTCAAAAATGCATAGAGGTAGCACTCTACCAAACATGAATAAGCCTGTTAAAAACTTTCCAGTAATGGATAGAAAAGAATTAGAAAATAATGTAAATGATTATGCTGGAAAGAAAAACACTGCTGATAATTATTATAATCCTGGAAATTACGAAGAATTACAAAAATCTAGCAAACCCACACAAAAAACATTTCAATCATTATCGGGTAAAGAAATGAGACTTGGTGAAATTACCCATAACAACCAAGTGCCTTATTTTGGTTCAACAGTTACCCAATCAACGAGCGGTTCACATGAAGGATTATTAGATAAATACACAGGTTCTGGTACTCAGCATATTGCCAAACAAGGACAGGCTCCTTTATTTAAACCTAAAAAAGATATGTCATGGCAACATGGTATGCCTTCTACCACGGATTATATTCAAGATAGAATGAGAAGCGTTGTAAGTGAAAAAATGAACAATACAAAACCATGGGAAGAAATTAAAGTTGGTCCTGGTATAAACCAGGGTTACGGTAATGCGGGTGTTGGTGGATTTAATTCTGGTATGGAAGGGAGAGATGTATGGCGACCTAAAACAGTAGATGAATTACGTGTAGCTACTAATCCAAAGGTTACGTATGAAGGACAAATGTTGGGTGCTTATAAACCAAATAAATCGGGTCTTCATGGTAAAGTTGAGAAAAACAGACCCGATACATACTTTATTAATAGTGAAGATAGATGGCTTACTACAACGGGTATTGAAAAAGCACAAAAAGCACGTGGAACAATTACATTAAAACCTGAAAACAGAGCTTATCAATTAAGAGAACATTATGGTCAGGGTGCTAACGAAGCAAATGGTACATACGTAAAAAGAAACTTCCAAAAATGTGAAAAACCACAATTTAAAGCACTTAATTTAGGAGTGGCAATAGATAAAGATGGTTGGAATGTAAAAGGTGGTAATAAAAATATGCGTGAAATTCAGCAAGAAGGTTACCGCCCTTTAGCAAATGCTCGTAATCTTACAAAACAACAAAAAGAACTCGGTCCAGTTGCCAGAGGATTTAAAGCAATGGTGACACCATTATTAGACGTTTTGAGACCATCTAGAAAACAAAATGTAATTGGTAATATGCGACCAATGGGTAACGCACATGGTAAATTTAATGTCAGCAATAATATTGTATGGAATCCAGCAGATAAACCGAAGACCACCATCAAAGAACAAACTCAAGAAACAAAATATATTGTACAGGGTGGCTCGAAACGAGATGGTGCTTATTCTACAGCTAAACACACGCCATTTGGACAACATCGCGATTCTACAACTATTTCATACACGGGTAATAGTTCAGCCGGAAATATGCAAAATGCTAGAGTCTATAATGCGGAATATAATGCTGAGCTTAATCCTAATAAACAAATGGTTAGTAAGGTTGATAGATTTAACCAGGGCGCAAATGGTATTTTTACTGGTGGTCAAACTGTTACCAATCTTAGAAATAGAACTTCTATGCCAGACCAACTTAATCCTAATTTCACAAAAATTACAGCAAACGCTAGTAATCTTGGACAAATGTCTGGGAAAAATACAAGAGAAAATTCCGTTTTATGCGGTAGAAATACAAGTGATATATTGGAAGCATTCAATCAAAATCCTTATTCGAAATCCTTATCAAGTGTCGCATAAATATATGAATATTTAAAAATTAATCATATATTATTAATTTTCATTTAAAAATACATATGCTAATATAAATATATTATGAATGTTATTATAAAACCAGAAAGTGAGAAAACAAAAAAAAAATATGACATTCATCAAGAGTTAAAAGAAAAATTAAATTATTTTATTGATTCACATAAAATACCCCATATTATATTTTATGGAGAATCTGGTACTGGCAAACGTGAAGTTTTAAATTACTTCATTCATAAAATTTACAATAATGATAAAAACAAAATTAAAGAATTTGTTATGTATGTTAATTGTGCTCATAGTAAAGGCATACGGTTTATACGCGACGAATTAAAATTTTTTGCGAAAACAAATATTCAAAATGATTGTGGTAAAATATTTAAAAGTATAATATTATTAAATGCTGAAAAATTAACTACGGACGCGCAATCTGCTTTAAGAAGATGTATTGAAACATTTAGCCATAATACAAGATTTTTTATAATTATAGAAAATATTGATAGTTTATTAAATCCTATTTTATCAAGATTTTGTAATATTTATATTCCATATCCAACGATTGATAATGAAATTAAAAATTTACATGATTTAAATAATAATTCATCAACATTCATAACAAAAAAAAATAAATGGCTTAAAAATAAATTGTTTAAAAAATCATTACTTACTAATTTGAATGATGTTATAAATTTTACTGAAGAAATATATGATAAGGGTTATTCGGGTATGGATATATTAAATTTAGTAAATAGTAGTAATATTAATAATAAATCAGAATATTCTTTTTATTTTGAAAAAATAAGAAAAGAATTTAGAAATGAAAAAATGTTAATATTTATTTACTGTTATTTTTTATTTATGCGGAAAAATATTAATTTAGAAAATCTATTAACAATGTAAAATATGGATGATTATAATTTAAATGTTTTATCGGAAGCAAAAAATGAATATTCTTCAAGACTTTTAAATATTTTAACACCATTAATAATTCAGGGAGTTAAATCCATATTTAACGAAGCTGTAGAACTATGTGAAAATAATGACGAAGATGAAAAATATCTCATGACATTTCAAAACTTTTTATCAAGAGTACCCAATTGGAATTCAAATATCATTAATGAAGAAAAAAATAGAATTATCACAAAAAGTAATTGTAGTTATTTAGAAGATTTATTAACATGCGTTCATATTACACAAGTTAAAATTTTAACAAGCATACGTGTATCCAGCCAACAAAAAAAAATAGATATTGATATTCCGAAACTAGGTGATTTTATTCATTCAGCTTATATTAATTTCGCAAGAAAATTATACAAAAATATTTATTTATTTGAAAAAGATATCATGCCTTTAGACTATCAAAAAAATATGAGAGAATGTGAAATATTATGTCGTGAATCCATTCTTGAAGTTATACGTGAATCTATGCCTATTGAACATATTTTACGCGCATACATGGATAAAACAACCCACGAAGAAATTATTGAAGAAACTTTAGAAAAACAAGTAACCGAAGGCGAAGCTGTTGATATGCTTGAAGAAGCAAAAAAAAATATGGAAGATAAAGAAGAGGAAAGCTCCGGTGTTAATATTAATAAGGTAGATAAAGTTGATAATGATAATGAGGTTGTTGTTGAAGAACCAACATTGGTTTCTAATAAGGATATTGAAGAATCAAGTGAAAAAATATCGCCAGAAGCAAAATTAGAAAAAGCAACATTAACGGAATCCGAAACAAATAAAGAAAAAATAGATGAAAATGTTACAAATGATTTACAAAAAGATGTTTCTATAGCTAAAGCGGCAATTAAAGAACTTGAAAAAGCCGTTGAAACACAAAAGGAAGAATTTAAACCAAATATGGATACCGTTAAAAAAGAAGTAATCAATGAAATTTCTAAAAAGAAAACACTCATATCATTTAATGACAATGATAGTGTTTTAGACATGGGTACTAATAGTGAAACAATTATCAGTGCTCCAAAAACAACAGAACGTTTAGAAAAAATAAGTAGAGATGCCAATGATAAAAGAAAAGCAGAAGAAGAGGAAGATGATGATGATTTTTATGATGACGATGGACCTTTAAATATTATTGGTGAAAACATTAGTTTAGATATTAATGATTTTGATGATTTAAATAAAAATAAAAGTAAAGAACCGGAAATTATTTTAAATGATATTGAAGTTTTAGCATAAATGCGTCTTTTTTTAAACTTTTAAAAGTTAAATAATATTATATGAGTTATTCATTAGCTTTAAATGCTGGTATAGTAAGCATCATTTTTTTTGTTTTAAAATTCATTGAAATGCGTTTTATTACAAAGGATAGTTTGCCTCCAAAAGTTCTAGTAAGAGAATCTGTTTTAGTTTTCTTTGCTTTTATTATATCTAATTTTTTATTATCGCAATTTGGTAAAGTTGATGCCAAAAAAATGGTTGAAGTATTTACAGATAATCCTTCATTCTAAATAATTCATTTTAAATAATTAATTTAGTTAAATTTAATTATTTAAATATATGATGGAAATCTATCGATGTTCATAATTTTTGCTGTTTTCCCTATTTTTTTTTTACTAGATAAATATGTTTTAAAAATTTGTTTTTCTAGTTGTTTTTCTGGTGTATGTTTAGTACATTTTCTTGAGATCATTTTATAAAGTTTGAAATCTGGATACCTTTCGTCACCATTTGTCTTATAAAGAATATTTTTCCCAGAATCATCGGTCACCCATTCGTTTACTAATTTTTCTAATGGTGTTTTTAACTTTTGTTCAACATCCTGAATAAAATAATCATATAACGCACATCCAAGACGACATAGGTCAAAACCTTTATTTGGTAATATTTCTTTCTTATTTATATTTTTACAGCATGAAAAATTATATTGTCCTGCTGCGTCACCTTTTAAATAAAAACTATCGCTTATCATTTGTTTACCATTAAAATTATATATAGCTCTTCCAAAATCAATAATCTTATATATTCTACCATATGTCGGTACTCTATAATGCTTATCGCAAAATTTATAATTTAAATATTTTTTATCTGTTTTTGTAAACATAATATTATTTGTGTGTAAATCATTATGCGTAAAATTAAATAATTTTTGATATGTTATAAGAGACATAATAACTTGAAATAAACAGGCTGTCCACTGTTTTTCTGATAATTCATAATCTTCATCTTCCATACAAATATCTAATGTATTATCCAATTGTTCTAGACATATAATTTGACATGGATAATTGTAAATATTAGCAAAAACCGTATTTTCTCCAGTTGTTTCACTTGAATCATCTGTAAATTCGTCGCTTGATTCGCTACCATCTCCGTCGCTTGATTCGCTACCATCTCCGTCGCTTGATTCGCTACCATCTCCGTCGCTTGATTCGCTACCATCTCCGTCGCTTGATTCGCTACCATCTCCGCTATTTAAATCTTTCAATCTGTTCATTGAATTTTCGGAAATATCATCATTTTCACTACTTGTATCTGAAATTCTAGATGAACACTCTGTATTTGTCTTACTATTATCGCTCGTTTTATCTACGTCTTTTTTTTCATAATCTAATATACTTTTTGAAATATCAATGTCATTCATTTTAATATTTTTATTAAATTTTTTTAAATTTTCTTCTGTCAATTCTTGAAATAATCCTTCAAAAATTGAATTGTTTAATTCTTTAACATCCAACTTTTCATCATTTTCTATTTTAATCGTATTCCTATTCTTTCTTGTATCATCATCCATCAAAGCTTCATTTATTTTATCAGTATCAAATAAAACATTATTATTTTTATGGAAAAAATCGTAATCGTATAAATATTCTAAATCATCTGTAATATCTATTTTTAATTTATCTTTCACTCCTAAAAAAGAACCATAAAAATCTATACCGTGAACAAAATTATGATTATGTAATATCATTGAAGACAAATAAGAAAAAAATGAATCCGTATAAGCTGAATTATCATTACATATCATTTTTTTAAGTATTGTTTCTTTCTCATTAGTTATTTTAGGAAGATTTTGTAATATATTTTTAGAAATATCTTTGTATTTCCCAACCATAAATTTAGAAGTATCTATCAATGGTGAATATTTAAAAAAGGATTGTTTTTCTTGATGTCCTTTCTCTGAATTAACTAAAATATTAAAAGAATTACTATTATTTATTTTTTTTATTTCTTCAATTGAATAATAGTGATTTAAATTTATGTCATTATAATTTTTTGTGTTTAGAGAGAAAAATTTCGAATAAATAGGTATATAATTTTGCATTTTATTTATTTTATTTTCTGATATATCAGAAAAATAGCTAAATAATCCAGCATTATTATTTTTATTATAATGAATTTGAAAGTTTGACATTATAGGATACATTTTTAATATTTTTTTAAATATTTAACTTAATAATTATTGTTGCGTTTTATAAAAATAAAATTTAACCGTTTAAATTATATATGAATTTAGAATTAAAAAAATTTGATATGAGAAAAATAGAATTTAATCCAAATGGAGCTAGCGGTCCTGTCATCGTTTTAATTGGGAGGCGTGACACCGGTAAAAGTTTTTTAGTTAAAGATTTATTATATTATCATCAAGACATTCCCATTGGAACTGTTATTTCAGGGACAGAAGCTGGTAATGGATTTTATGGACATTTAGTTCCAAAACTTTTTATTCATGATGAATACAATAGTGCTATTATTGAGAATATTTTAAAAAGACAAAGAATTGTAATGAAGCAAATAAAAAAAGAAAAAGCTGCTTATGGTAGATCAAATATAGATGGTAGAGCATTTGTCATATTAGATGATTGTTTATATGATAATTCTTGGTCAAGAGAAAAGGTCATGAGACTTTTATTTATGAATGGTCGTCATTGGAAAATTATGTTAATTATTACAATGCAGTATCCCCTTGGTGTACCACCCAATCTAAGAACAAATATAGATTATACTTTTGTTTTACGCGAACCTTATTTAACAAATAGAAAAAGAATATATGAAAATTTTGCTGGTATGTTCAGTACATTTGAATCATTTTGTCAGGTCATGGATCAATGTACAGAAAATTACGAATGTTTAGTAATTTCAAATAACGCAAAATCAAATAAATTAGAAGACCAAATTTTTTGGTATAAGGCATCAGCACACAATAATTTTAAATTAGGCTCAAAAGAATTCTGGGAAATGTCAAAAGATTTAAATTCTGACGATGATGAGGATGAACAATATGACCCAAAAGCTATGAAAAAAGGACCAAGAATTAATGTAAAAAAAAATAAATGGTAACTGAAATAGATAATAAATATATATATATTACTTATATATATATATAAATATGGCAGCATTTCTACCAGGAAATAGTACGCGCGAAGCACGGTCAGCCGCGCGCATGACACTGACCGGGAAAGATCCCGAAACGCTAGCATCTATAGAAAAGAAGATACAGAGGAGAGAAAGGAGGGAGAGGAGGGCACTTGCGCAAAAAATATTGGAACAAGAAAGAGTTCAATTAGCTAAAGATGTTGCTTCTCAGGAAGTTGATAGTAGGGGAGCTGGTGAATCAAAAGCTGGTGCTAGTGCTGGTGCTAGTTCTTCTGTTGTTGTTGATGGTGCTGATTCCAGTGTTAGTGCTCGTATTGCTGACCCATTTAATACAATTGATATATTTGAATTCGCAAGAGATATTGCAGATGAAATTAAAACATCTAAAAATCCCCAAGATAAGAAACATGTAAAAGCAGCAGCAGGAGGAGAAGGAACTTATAATACAAGAGAAGCTCAAGCTTATCGTAACGTATTAGATGATACCATTGGTATTATATTTACAAAAAAAATAAAAGATACAATTAATAAAGTTATAGAAAAAGTTAAAGCTTTTAATCCGGGTCTAAAGGGAAAAAAAGCCGAGATCAAACGTAAAATTATAAAAAAATTAGAAATAAATATTAAAACATTTACTAAAAATCTTCAGGCAAGAAGTAAGGGTGCTTTTAGAGATTTTAAAATGAGTTATATTGACATAGCTGGTATATCCTCAAATAAAAAAGAAAGTTATACATTATTATTTGATACTTTGTTTGGGGATGGATATATTAAAAGTTTTGAAACCAGACCTGATATTTTAAATAATATTGCTGATGCCACACAATGTAAAATAATTTTACAAAAAAGAATTAGGGGTGAATTACCATTTTTATATGATTATCCTAGTTTAGGAATTGCTGCTGGAGAGAGCAAAGTAATGGACGCCAGTATTAGACAGAATGCCGTTTTGGGTTGGGAAAAAATGTTTGGAACATGTTATTTATGTAATACTCCATATTCCTTCGGAGAATTAGATAAAACACCTGAATGTGAGCATATTTTGTCTATTTTTTTAGCTTTACGGCTTGTTTCAATTGTTAGAGAAGAAGAATATACTGATGATCAATGGGAAATATTAAATTATGAATATGAATTTTCTGATAAATGTTGTAATAGAATTAAAAAACAAATAGCATTTATTAAATCTAATATGAATCGTTTTCAAATTAATGACTCTGAAATTAATAATTTTTATATGAAAATTAAACAAAACGCTAATAAGCAAAATAAAGATGGAACTTTCGGCTCCATGGGATGTAAAAGAGTTTGGGATAATATCATGCAGAAAGGGGAACGACAAGGATTAATAGACGCTAAAACATTTTTAACTAAAAGACTATCATATATTGTTGATTATCTTAATACTGTATACGAAATATCAGCTGCACAATGGTTCTCTGTTTTACAAAAATATAAAACGTTTAAAGGTGTTAAACCAAATGGACCATCAATATTTCAATTACACTTATGTCATAGTATAATGAAAGCTTTAACTGTTTTAGATGTGGAACAACTTTTTATTGTAATTGACCGCTCGGGTACTAGTGTAAAAAAAGAATTTAAAAATAGGGAACAAGAGTTATTTGATAATATAACAGAAATGTTTGGTGATTCAGCTGCGTTATATTTATCTAACATAACTGATGACGATGGAGATGCGGGGGCTTCTGCCGGTAGTAAGGGCGGTGGTAAAACAAAAAAAAATCAAAAAGGTGGAAACAAAATAGTATCAGATGCTATTAAAGCACTTAGAGAAGAATTTATTAAAATTATAGAAAGTGATGAACCAATTATAGAAGAAAAAGATATATTTAAACATTTATTATTAACTTATGGTGCTCCCGGAATTGAACCTCATACACATTATTATGTAAATGATGGTAATGTAAGAATTCAGGGTAGTTTAACAAATGGGGAACAATTACTATATGATAACGATATTTTAAATGAAAAAATAGACTCATTCTATATGGAATCTAGAGAAAAGCTACAAAAAAAAATAAAGATGAAAGAAATATATTACACATTAAAAAATAGAGGACAAACACCACATGAAATAACATCATTAATAACACGTATTAATGAACAAGGAAATTTAGATAAAGCCGTTCAAACAATAAGAGATTATAAAAATACAATAGCAGCGCAATCTAGACTTTCTTTAAGACCACAAATGCCTTTTTCTTTAAGACCACAAATGCCTTTTTCAAGACCAGCGGGAGCGTCCATATCAGTGCGGGGAGGAAAAAAGAAAAGAAAAAAACGCAGAACAAGAAAATTAAAACGTAAAAAGAAAAGAAAATCACGACGAAAAAGAACAAGAAGAAAAAAGAAAAAATAAATTTTATATAAATTTAATTATAAATTATATAAAATTAAAAAGCTGGAGCTGCGTCGCTTGGACTTCTACCAGTAGAGCGTTGTCCATGAACAACCATCCACTTACCATTTACTCTTTCAAGAACACTAGTAAGAACAGCAACATCATCATTTTCATTACCCATGTAATTAAACTTACCATGGTTAGTATAACAAACATATGCCATATCTCCAACAATTCTCATCTTATTAATTGAAACAAGGTCATTGGATTCTACATTAACATTCTCATTATTCATCATAGCATTCCAACCTTCCATATTAAGTGGATTTCCACTAGGTCGGATAAACAAACAATCATTATGCGTGTGCTTCATACCAACTCTATGGTCCTTATTACACATATCCTGAACAACTTCCTTAATTTGCTCTTCGTCAGTCTTCATAACCATTTCTCTAATAGGGTTAATATCAGGTGGCGAAGACATTAACGGGGTTAGTAAATCAAAAGTTCCGTCATCGTGACGATGTTTAATATAAGACTCTTGAAGTTCTTTACTATCCCACTTCTGCCAAATGACAACCTTATTTGGATTTTCATAAGATTCAAACATATCTAAACTCTGACATCCTTTCCATCCCCTTGTTACACGGAGACCATTGTCACCATTACACCAATCAACAAATGTATTTTTACAATCTTGATCTTTAAAAGAAAATACAGCACAAATACGATAGCAGGAAACGGACATTATATCCTATAATTGGTTCTTTTTTTTAAGTTGGTTTTATATTTAAATTTAAAAATTTAAAATAAAAATATAAAAATATAAATTTAATCGCGAGTTCCATCCTTATTGAATCTACGATTTTTATCTTTTTTAGGAATAACAATATTATCCCCCTCAAATAATTCCTTCTGAATATCCGCACTTGTTACTTCCTCCTTGAGACCAAGAGAATTTTCAATAGTATTATTCAAACCAACTAAATTACCATCCTCATCAATATTTTGCGTAAGTTTATTTCCCGTTTTCTTAGCCATTTTAATATTTTCTTTAATGGCTTGCTCTTTTGTTTCTCTAACACGTTTCTCGAACTCAATTTTAGCATTCTCTTCATTCTTGTTTTTCTCACTCATTAACTGATTGAGTTGCTCTTCCAAATATTCAACACGTCCGGTCTTATATGCCTCCGGGTCCCATGGCATCCACATACCGACTGGTCCAACATAAACATTATGATTTGGGTCAACTTCACGTAATAACTTACATCTTAGCTCTGCTTCTCCCTGTGTTGAATAACTACCTCTAATCTTAAGTCCGCGAGTGTTTGTCTGAAAATTACACTCTTCATTAAAAGCATTATTTAATCTTTCCTCATTTGCGTCAATGAAATTTTTATATGAATCTTTAACATAATTACGGTCAAATGTATCAGTTTCACTCTTTAAAAATTCATTTAAATCATTTGTTAAATCTTCAAATTTAAGATTATATTTGTAACTAATGAAATTCAAAAACTGGGTATATTTTTCAACAGATTTAGTCATATCAAAATCTTTTAAAAATTCCTCAAATCTAAAATGATTTTTTTGTAAAAGGATTTTATCAGGTGAAACAAAAGATACACAAACAAATTTTTGTCCAGCAATAGGCTTATCCTCATCTAATAAATCAACATAAGCTGGATTAGCATTTCCATTGCTATCTGTTTTTTTAACAAAACCTTCTTGATTACTCATTATAAGTTATTAACATTTGAACTATTTAAGTTTTTTTAGATTTATATTATTTTTTTCTTCTTATTTAGTATAAATAATGATAAATGAAATTATGAGTTCTTTTGATTTAGGAGAATTAGCCCGTAGAGCTGCCAAATATATTGTAGAAGGTATTCTTGTAGCCATCGCCGCATTTGCTATTCCCAAAAAGTCACTTCAGTATGACGAAGTTCTTCTCATCGCACTCACAGCCGCCGCTACATTCTCAATCCTCGACACATACGTACCCTCACTCGCTGTTTCCGCTAGGTCTGGTGCTGGTTTCGGTATTGGTGCTAATCTTGTCGGTTTCCCAAGAATGATGTAAATTAAATACATTGTAAATATTCAATATATTTAATTAGTTTAATTTTAAAATTAAAAAATCAAAGAAGAAATAAATGGAGCAAATAGAAGAAGAAAAAATGAAAGACATTAGTTATAAATATATGCCTGTATCTATATTTGATGTTAAACCCTGTGGTATGAAAGGTATCAGAGGTAAGCAACACCACGATAAAAAATCAAGTAGAGCAACATATAGTCCTTTTCCCACCGATATAGCTGAATGGTGTGCGAAATATCATTTAAGGGATAGTCAGATTATTTTTGACCCTTTTGCCGGTTGGGGTGAAAGACATCAAGCGATAAAAAACGCAAATAAAACGTATATTGGTTATGACATTTCAGAAAAAGCTATAAAAAATGCCAAAGAAAAGTTTAATGTTACGAATATTTTAGCAAATAGTTTAACAGCTGAAATTCCCACGCATGATGGTTTGTTAACATGTCCGCCTTATTGGAATCTTGAAAAATATGAAAAAGACGGCATAGATAGAGAGAAAAGTTGGGAAGGCTTTCTTGAAAAATATGAAACAATTCTCTCTAGAGCAATTAAAAATGCCTTACCAGAAGCAAAATATTGTATAATGGTTGGAGATTGGCGAAAAAATCACAAATTCTATGATTTAACTTTTCAAACTGAAAAAATTCTTCAAAAACATGGTATGAAACCATTCGATAAAGTAATACTTTCTTATAAAAAAATATCACCTATTAAGTTGATGTTACCACAGGCAAAACGCTTAGGATATACTGTTAAAGTACACCAGACTTTGCTTGTGTATAAAAAATAATCTATATTTTAATTTTTATAAAGTTAATATATAAATGATTTTAAAAACTCGTAAGGTGAGAAAAAAAAATAAAAATAAAACTATTAAAAAAAATTCAAAAATAAAAAAAATGGTAAAAATATTTCAACTATATAGTCCAGAAATTTTTCCTCGTGGATATTTTAAATTTCTACAGGGTAATTTACAAGAAAGAATAAATAATAAAGAACTTATTTTTAAAAATGGTGTAATTTTAAGTTGGAAAGTTTATAAAAATGTTCCATCAAAATACAAAAAAATAGGATTAAAAAAAGGTGATATTAAAATAAATCATCTTGTCAATAAAAATCAAGGTAATGGTGCGGCAAAAAAAATATTTTTGAAATTTTTAAAAAATAATAAAGATAAAAATTTGATTTTGATTGTTTACAAAAATAATAAACGAGCAATGCGTTTTTATAAAAAAAACGGATTTAAAAGAGTTGGAAAAGTTAATTTTAAAGATACTGAATGTTTTATTATGAAAAAAACGCCTTTAAAAAATAAAACAAATAAAACAAATAAAACAAATAAAACAAATAAAACAAATAAAACAAATAAAACAAAAAAAGGGGGGTCATGACATTCACAACAAGTTTGAGATGGGTGAATTAGAGAGTAATTATAACACATATATTAAATAAATATTTAAGGGAAATCCTGCTATGAGGAATATGTTTAAAATCTTATGAATGACATATTCTGAGATAATATTTATTTCGTTAATTATATTTTTTTAACTTTATATTTTATATTACTAATATAATGTTAAATGATGATTTAAGACAGGGTTTTATTTTTGGACTTAATTCGGGTGTTATTACGACAGCTGGATTAATTTCAGGATTAGTTCAAACAAAGGTATCAAAAATTATTATAATGATTAGTGTTATTTCACTGGCTATATCAGATAGTGTTTCAGAAGGATATGGATTATTTTTATCAAAAAAAGCGGAAAATATTAAAGATTTTTCAAATGGTCCATATCATGCTTTAATTTCATTATTATTAACAAAATTTTTCGTCGTAATGAGTTTTTTAATACCAATGTTTTTTACAAATAATATTAAAATTTATAAAAATTTATCATGGGTTATTGGGTGGAGTTTATTACTAATAATCATATTAGATATAAATCTCTCCATTTTAAGAAATGAATCATTTATATATTATTTTATACCTCATATTTTTATTCTGTGCTTCGTTGTATTTTTAAGTAAATATATTGGAAATCTAGTAAATCATTATACAAAGTAATTATATACTAATTATATTATCAAAATCATAATATAATTAAATAGTGGGTATGAATTCCCATTCAAGTTCTTTACATATTTTTTTCCAAATATAATCTTGTTCAATACGTTTAACTGGGTCTTTTAACATTGGGAAAAAAGGTAGAAATGTTCTTTCATCCAAAAGCTCACACATTTTATAAAGAACATAGTAATAGTTTAAGAAATTAACTCTATCATCTGGACAATGTTTTGAATAAGGTTTTTGTATATCAAGAAAAAGATTACACAATTTTTCTTCTAACTCGGGTAACATAACTGGTGGTTTAATGCCTAATTTATCCTTAATAAATGGAATATGTTCATAAAATTTATTATATCCAAGTTTTTTCAAGATATCTTTTGCCTTTTTATTTGTCATATGAGTAAGATTAATTCTCTCTTTTTTAATTTGATTTTTAATATCATCTAAAACTTTATCTGGTATCTGTGTTGTTTCTTTTGCTTGAAATTGAGCTAATATTTCCCTGAAATGATTAATTCTTTTATAAGCATAAAAACATACTTCTTTCGGTGGTTCTTTATAAGATGGTTTTTCATGTTCTATTAAAAACTTAACTTGTTTACTACATTTTTTACAAACCATAATACCCTCGCTTTCAATTGGTATTAATTCGCCTGAACATTTATCACATACATCATAACTTACCTTATATTTATCAATATCAATATATTTTTCATCAATATTTTTTAAATAAGAGTTCAAACTATGATTAAATTGTGATTTTTCTTTTTTGATTTCATTATAATTTTTATCAAAAAATCCATGTAATACTTTTTTTTTTACATTAGTTTTACCTAGAGATAATTCTTTCTTTTTTTCGAAATAATTAAAAATGTGCTTTGAATTATTCAATAAATAATTTTTTTCTTTTTTTTTATTTTCTTTAATTTTTCTCTTTAATTCTTTTATTTGTATTTTTAATTGGAGTTTTTCATCCATACTGTTAGATAATTTAAAACTTTTTTTTAATTCTTCTATTTTTTTAATATCATTTGGTATTATTGTTGTTTTAATATTTTTAAATTCTTCCATTTTTTCACTATGTTTATTATCCAAAGTTATTTTTGTTTTTTTAGTAAACTTTATTTTTTTTTTCGCCTTTGGTTTAAAATTCGGCATATTAATATTTAGGTAATATATTTATATTAAAAAAAATATAATTATTTTTATTACCGAAAAAATAGATAATTTAAATATAATTTTAAAGTATTATGGATATTGAAATAGGTGACATATCAAACTATAATGATATAGATTATTTAACAAAAGCCAAAATGATGTTTGTATTTAATGCTTTAAATAAAGGATGGAAAATACAAAAAAAAGAAAATAGATATATATTTACAAAAAATCATAACGGAAAAAAAGAAGTTTTAACAGATAATTATTTGAAACGATTTATCGAAACAAATATTACATCATAGTTAATTTTTGTTACCATAAAAATTTTAAATAAATTTTTTTTTAAAATTTTTTTTTCTTTAGGAATATTATAATACTATGGGAGGAGGATTAATGCAACTTGTAGCTTACGGGGCCCAGGATGTCTATCTTACGGGCAACCCTCAGATTACCTTTTGGAAGGTAACTTACAGACGTCACACCAACTTTGCCATGGAATCCATTGAACAAACTTTTAACGGACAGGCCGATTTCGGCCGCAGAGTCCAGTGCACTGTTTCAAGAAACGGTGACTTAGCCTACAGAACATACCTTCAGGTCACTGTTCCTGAGATTAACCAGAACGACCACGCCGGCGATAGTGTTTACGCTAGATGGCTCGACAACCCTGGACACCAGCTCATTTCTATGGTTGAGGTTGAGATCGGTGGTCAGCGCATCGACAGACAGTACGGTGACTGGATGCACATCTGGAACCAGCTCACTCTTACTTCCGAGCAGGAGGATGGTTTCCACAAGATGATTGGTAACACCACTCAGCTTACCTACCTTACCGACCCCAAGTTCGCCGAGGTCGCCACTGCTTGCTCCAGCGCTGCCGTTCCTAACGCTGTATGCGCCCCTCGCCAGGCTCTTCCCGAGACCACTCTCTACATTCCCCTTGAGTTCTGGTTCTGCCGCAACCCCGGTCTTGCTCTTCCCCTCATTGCTCTTCAGTACCATGAGGTCAAGATCAACATCGAGCTCCGCCCTATGGACGAGTGCCTTTTCGCCGTCACCCAGGTCGGTACCGGTGACCAGAATGTCAAAGCCACCGGTTGCTACAGCAAATCGCTCGTAGCCGCCTCGCTTTACGTCGATTACGTTTTCCTCGATACCGATGAGCGCAGACGTATGGCTCAGAATCCCCACGAGTACCTCATTGAGCAGCTTCAGTTCACTGGCGCCGAATCCATCGGTTCTTCCAGCAACAAGATTAAGCTCAATTTCAACCACCCATGCAAAGAGATTGTCTGGGTTGTCCAGCCTGACAACAATGTCAGCTACTGCGATTCTTTCGTAGAGGGTCAGGTCCTCAACGCCGCCCTCGGTGCTCAGCCTTTTAACTACACCGATGCCGTTGATGCCCTCCCCAACTCCATCCGCGCCTTCGCCTCGAGTGAGCAGCTTAACAGCGATGATAGCTCGCCAAACGACTCCGTTATTAACGGCTCCGGTCTTTTCGCTGATGCCCTCGCTGGCTCTGGAACTGCCACTGGTGGAGACCTTTCCGCTGCCGCCGTCGCCGACCTTTCCAAGGCCTTCGGACAGTCTGTCAACAACGGTGTCTCTGACGCCGGTGCCTTTGTTCTTTCCCAGTCGGCTCTTAAGATGCACTGCTGGGGTGAGAACCCTGTTGTCACCGCTAAGCTCCAGCTTAACGGTCAGGACCGCTTCTCTGAGCGCGAAGGAACCTACTTCGACCTCGTCCAGCCTTTCCAGCACCACACTCGCCACCCCGATACTGGTATCAACGTCTACTCGTTTGCCCTCCGCCCCGAGGAGCACCAGCCTTCCGGCACATGCAATTTCTCCAGAATTGACAACGCTACCCTTCAGCTTGTTGTCTCGGCCGCCGCCATCTCTTCTTCCAACACCGCCAAGGTCCGTGTCTACGCCACCAACTACAATGTCCTTCGCGTCATGAGTG